GCATTTCTGCGCTGTGCAAGCGCCTGCACCTTATCAAAGATCTCCCGGTCGATCAGCGGCTCGTGGGTATTTTCAACGACGATCCACTCCTCTCGTGGCTTCTTATACTGCCCCCGGTTTTCGTAGAAGGACTGCCGCTTTGTACCCTGCACCATGTGCCCGATGTACACCTGCCGGGACAGGATGTTTTTTACAGTCTGAACGTACCAGATCACACCGTTGTACTTTTCTGTTTTGCAAACCCCGGTATTATACAGATAGGCGGAGGGCGAGGGCACGCCCTCATCATTGAGCCGCCTTGCGATCTGCGTGAAGCTCACGCCCTCGGCACGCCACCGGAATATCTGCCGGACAACGGGAGCCGTTGCCTCATCCGGTTCCAGCCTGTGTGGGTCGTCCGGGCATTTGCGATAGCCGTAGGGTGCCCACGCGCCGATGAAATCGCCGTTCTTCTGCTTTGCCGCCAGAGCCGAGCCGGACTTCCTGGAAATGTCCTTGCTGTAGACCTCGTTGATCAGATTTTTCAGCGGAACCAGATAACCGTCCGCGCCCCGCTGGGCAGTAAGCGTGTCAAAGCCGTCGTTAACGGCGATGAAGCGCACGCCCAGAAAAGGAAAAATGCGCTCCAGATAGTTGCCGGTCTCCTTGTAGTTTCTGCCAAAACGTGATAGGTCTTTGACCACGATGCAGTCTACCTCTCCGCGCCTGACCGCTTCCATGAGCTTTTCAAACTCAGGCCGTTGGAAGTTCGTGCCGGTCTGCCCGTTATCGCAAAACAGCCCATACAGAGTGAGCGTCGGGTCATTTTCGATGAACCGCAGCAGGAGGTTTTTCTGTCCCTCGATGGTATCCGCGCCGGGTTTGCCGCTGTCTTCCACGGAAAGGCGGGCATAGGCGGCAGCGCGGTATTGCTTCTGTGCCTGTGCGGGAGCCTCCGCTGCCGGAATGACCGGATTTGTCTTTCGTTTGGTTCTTGCCACTTATACCACCTCTCTGATTTGTGACCGGCGCAGGATATCCGTCTGCCACGCAAATTCATCCGCGAAGCGGAAGCGGACTTCCATGCGGTTGTCCTTATAAATAAGGATGCGGTCGATCAGCGCCACGACGATGCTGCGCTCCAATTCCGTAATGTTCAAATGCTCCCGAAACTGCGCCATCCACTCCCGGTGTTCGCCGCCGTGCTCTTTGATCTGCGTGATGGTCTCCTGCAAGGTTTCCATCTGCTTTTCGCACTCGGCGCAGCGCCCTGCGTAGTTCTGCTTGAGCCTCGCGTATTCGTCCCGGTCGATGATGCCGTCTGCAAGGCTTTCATACAGGGACATGAGCAGCTTCTGGAGCCGCTCATGCTCAGAGCGTTTCTTGTCGAGCTGCCGCTGCACCTTCTGGGCTTCTGCGGCTCTCAATGGAGCAGTATCCGTCATGGCAAGAATATCATCCAGATCAACCACGTCCCGGATATACTGCTTTACCGTGTCCAAAACCAGCTGTTCCAGCGCTTCATCGCGCATCCGATGGGGCGAACAGGATTTATCCTGCTTGTGCGCGGCGCAGACGTAGTAGATATACTTTTTATTGCCGGAGGGAACAGTTTTTCGTACCATGCTTGCGCCGCACTCGCCGCAGAACACCATGCCGCTGAAAAGCTGCACGGCGCTGTCGCCGGGGCTGCGGCGGGTATCCAATGAGAGCGCCTTCTGTACGCTGTCAAAGTCCCGGCGCTCAATGATGGCTTCGTGGGTATCCGACACGACCGCCCATTCGTTTTCCGGCTTTGTGACACGCTTTCGCACCTTGTAGCTGGGCGTGGTCTCTTTGCCCTGAATGAGCACACCGGTGTAGACCGGATTTTTCAGGATACGAAGCACCGCATTGGCCGACCATACCGCCTGTGGGTTCGCCTTGAAGGAAGTGGAAAACTTCATGCCGAGAGATTTCTTGTACTCCATAGGCGAGAGCACCCCGTTGTGGTTCAGACGGCTGGCAATGTCCTGCGGACTCATGCCCTCCAGCTTCCACGAAAAGATATCCCGCACGATATCTGCGGCATATTCGTCTACGATCAGGTGGTTTTTGTCTGCTTCATCTTTCAGATAGCCGTAGACGGCAAATGCGCCGATGTACTGGCCGCTCTTGCGTTTGACCTCAAGCTGGGTGCGGACTTTCACGGAAATATCCCGGCAGTAAGCTTCGTTTATGAGGTTCTTGAACGGGATGATAAGCTCGTCCGAAGCGTTCTTTCCGGCGAGGCTGTCGTAATTGTCGTTGACGGCGATAAAGCGCACGCCTAAAAAGGGGAATATCTTCTCGATGTACTCGCCTGCGTCCAGGTAATTGCGGCCAAAGCGTGAGAGGTCTTTTACGATGATGCAGTTGGTGCGTCCCGCCTTTACGTCCTCCAGCATTTTCTTAAAACTCGGACGCTCGAAATTGGAGCCTGTGAAGCCGTCGTCGATCCTGACGGCGTACTCCCGAAGCTCCGGGCGGGAGCGGATAAAGTCCCGCAGCAGCTCCCGCTGCCCGGTGATGCTGTTGGATTCCTCTTTATCCCCGTCGTCCCTCGACAGCCGGAGGTAAAGCGTGGCGTTCCAGATTTTTGTTTCGGTGTTGTGTTGCATATTGCCAGCTCCTTTCCTCCAAAATTGTACCCTGCGTTGCGCAGGACTGTCGAGGATGTCGTAGGATCAGCCCTTTGTGCGGATATATGCCTCCAGTCTGTCCTCCAATGAAACATCCGTATCGGCGAAGCTGACCCTGACCACATATTTCCCATGCCGGTAGCAGTAGGGGTTGCCGATCTGACGGATGAAATCCAAAATACGCTCCCGCTTGGGCAGCGCCGTGTTGACCTTTACGTCGCGGATATCCACCAGCGTATTGTGGTCAACGGTGCGAACGTCCATATCGGATGCCGTATATGCGTCCATGCCATACCTCCTTGTTTTGTTTATTCCATGGTTATGATTGGATATATAAATCTATGAGCCCGAGCCGAGGGCAGAAGAATAGGGCTGTGACGGAACACAGCCCCATGGTTTCCGGCCTCGATGCGGATAAAAAAGAACCTTTCCTCAGAACTTCATGGGAAGGGTCGAATGCCTGCGCCTGCCGTTGTAGATGCGGTAGAACAGGTTGACGTAGCGCTTTACGCCCCGCAGCTCCTTTTCCGCCTTGCCCGCCGCGTAAACAAACTTGGGCTCGTAGGCGCGGAGGCTGTAAATGAGCCGCTCCCGGTCGTACTCGCCGTGGTACAGCTCCACGAAGTGGACGATGCCCTGAATCACCTCGGCTCGGAGGGAATCGGGGTCGCCGCCCCAGGCTTCCAGCAGGATGGTGAGCGCTTCCTTGTAAAGCTCCGCCCCGGCGCGCCTGAACTCAGCAAAGGCGGTGTTGATGCAGAGGATGCGTCCCGTGCCGCCGCCCCGCTCAAAGCCCATATGCAGCCCCGCTTCCTCGGTGGCGGCATAGAACTCGCCCGACGCCTTATCCTCTCCGCGAAGATTGGCGCGGAGCCTGGCGCTGGGGGTAAGAGCCGCAGAATCGCCTGTCTGCATGGCAAACAGCAGCGCCTCATCCTGTTCTGTCATGCCATAGTACACCTTGCAGAGGATCGGCAGGTCGTTGTTGCCGTTCATGTGCTTGCGCGCCACAATAGTATGTTGCCCGTCAAACACATAATAGTGACCGTCACGAAAGCTAACCTTCGGTTCGTTGGCGATACGCTCATTGAACCCGGCTACGATCTTTGCCACCCGCTCGGTGTTCAGCTTGCGCTGGTACGCATCGGGAATCTCCAAATCCCGGCTGCTGACCTCCATCAGCTTGTAGAGTGTCTGAATGCTGTTCATTGTCTGTTTCTCCTTCCAATTTGAGAATGTATTGCTTTGGCTCCTGCATGATTTCAATGACCTGAGCCTTGTAGTCCGGCTTTGACAATAAGCCGGGGAAATTGTCAAAAAGTACATCGCAGGTTTCCACCATGTTTTTCGCCGTGTAGCTCAGGCTTACCAATGCCGAATCCTCCGTGACGCGCTTGGCGGCCTTCATATCCTCGTAGCTTTTGTCGATAGTCGCATAAGCCTCTTGCTGGTGCTTTGCACCGCTCCGCGCAGACTCCTTATCTGCCTTGGGCTTCTTTTCCGGGATCACCCTGAGCTGTTCCGCTTTTTCACGGCGCTCCTCCGGGGATGCGCGGGCGACAGCCGCGACAGCAGTCTCTTTGGGCTTGTATTTGCCGCTTAATAGGTCATTCTTGATGCCCGGAAGCACTTCTTCTGCGGCGTCAACTCCCTGAGCATACCAATCCGCTCGCATTACATAGCTCTCGCTGGTATTTGTTTCAGTTGCAATACGAGAGCGTGTTCCATGTGTATTTTGGGGTGGTTCATTTTGAACCACCCCACTTTCGCGGGGTAAAGTGTATTGATTGCCAAGATCAAATGTTACGTGCTTCTCAGCAGCATATCGCTGCCCGATCAGATATTTCTTCTGCTGGGGCGTAAGATTTCGCCGCCCGAGCTGGTTCTTGCAAATCCAGGAAAGGGCTTCGTAGCGGTTGTTGAACTGCTTTTCATGGGTGCGGAACCCGATGCCCGGATGCGCCTGCGCGATGCGGTAGCGGTTGTGACCGTCTACAATCGTGTTGTTCCACACGATGAGAGGCATGAGCACAAGCCCTTCCTCAAGGATGTTTTCTTCCAGCTGAGAAAGCTCGTCCTCGGTCAGCGGCGGGCATTTTGCCTCAAATTCAGGGTCTATGGTCAATACGGGATTCATCATGGAGCCTCCATTTCTTCGGGGACGTACAAGCCGAGGGCGTTTTCAATGGCTTCCCCGATCTCGTCCATCTGCTGCCGGGTCATCCTGCCCAGGTACTTCCTCACGCGCCGCTTGTCGATGGTCTTGATCTGCTCCAGCAGCACCATACCGGGAAGCTCCAGCCCGTGGATGCGCTCGGCATAGTAGTGGGTGGGCTGGGACGGCTTCTTGTTTCCTTTGGACGTGATGGGCGCGACGATCAGCGTGGGGCAGTAGTAGTTGCCGGTGTTGTTTTGTAGGACGACCACAGGGCGGGTGCCGCCCTGCTCGGAGCCTATGTAGGGGTCGAGGTTGGCAAGGTACACGTCGCCTCTGCGGTAAATCCAGTTTTCCTTCATGCGGTATCTCCGTTCCTTTCTTTCGTTTCTTTCGATATTCCTCAAAGCGAGAAAGCAGGTCATGTCCGGATATCTCTCGCTGTTGTATCTGTCCTGTGCGTTCATATTGCGTCTCCTTGTCTTTTGTCATTTTGGTTTTTCGGCTATGTATGCTCTCTATTTGTCCTCGACGCCCCGAGAGCAGGGAGAGCATCAGACGGCGGTGTGCTGCACCGCTCCATAGGAATCGAACCTCCCCGCCTTCCTTGTGGCCGGGCCGCGAATTACGGAAGTATCATTGTCCCCAACACCTGTCATCGCCTCCACCGGGAGCAGCCCGGCTTTTATCGTGTAAGTTGTATCGCTCGCTCATTTCTGAGGTCGTGGCGCACTCACGAAAGCGGCTCAGGGGTTCAGCCCATAGCGTTGGGAATGTGCC